CGGCATTACCAGCGCGAGCCGATGGACGTGCTCAGCCCCGGCCACCCGTGCAGGCAAGTTGTGTTGCTGTCGGCGGCTCAGATGATGAAGACCGAGGTCCTGCTGAACTTCCTCGGCTTCATCGCAGACGTCGATCCGGGGCCGGTGCTGGTGGTGGAACCGCGCACCGAGGACGCCAAGGCGCTCTCAAAGGATCGCGTGGCGCCCATGTTCAAGAACACGCCAAGCTTGCGCGGCAAGATCGCGCCGGTCAAGTCGCGCGACTCCAACAACACGACGCTGCACAAGGTTTTTGTCAACGGCGCGGGGCATATTACATTCACCGGAGCCATCTCTCCATCCGGATTAGCCATGCGGCCCATCCGTTATGCGCTGCTCGATGAGGTGGACCGTTACCCGGCGAGCGCCGGCACAGAGGGCGATCCGGTTTCGCTGGCCGTCCAACGCACCGCGGAGTTCCAGCACAACAAAAAGATCGTCATGGCATCCACGCCGACGATCAAGGGCGTCAGCCGCATCGAACAGGCGTGGATCGAGAGCGACCAACGCGAATACTTCGTGCCCTGCCCCAAGTGCGGACACTACCAGGTGCTCGTCTTCGGAGATGGAACGGGACCCGGTCTGGTGTGGCCCGAGGAGACACCCGAGGATGCAATGTATCGCTGCGCGGGATGCCGCGAGTTGATTCCGCATCACCAGAAAGCCTGGATGGTGGAGCGCGGCGAGTATCGCGCGCAGAACCCGTCGTCGCCGATTCCGGGATTTCGCATCTCGCAGTTGGTCTCGCTGAAGCGTCCGTGGGGTGCGATCACCACCGAGTTCATCGCGGCAAAGAAGTCGCCGGAGACGCTTAAGGCGTTCATGAACACGGTGCTCGCGGAGTTATGGGAAGAACATCACGAAGTGCCGACCGACGCGCATGCGCTGTGGAATCGCTGCGAGCCGTTTGAAGCGGAGGCGCCGGACGGCGTCGCGCTGGTCACGGCGGGAGTGGACGTGCAGGCCGACCGGCTTGAGGTGGAGATCGTTGGCTGGGGGCGCGACGAGGAATCGTGGTCGATAGCGCATCATGTGATCCCCGGCGATGTCACGCGCAAGGAGGTGTGGGATCACCTGGAAGGGCTGCTCCATTCCGAGTACTTGCACGACTCCGGCCAGCCGCTTCGTATCGTCACGGCGTGCGTCGATTGCGGGTTCAAGGATGCCACCGTGCTGCGGTTCACGCGCGACCGTTATGCGCGCCGCGTATACGCCGTTAAGGGACGCGCGGGCGAATCTCCGATCTGGCCGCGAAAGCCGAGCCGGAAGAACCAGACTCCGTTCTTCCTGATCGGTGTGGATGCCGCGAAGACGGCGCTTTATGACCGGCTGAAGATCCAGGAGCCGGGGCCGGGGTATTGCCACTTCCCGATTGGCCGCGACCAGGAGTATTTCGATCAACTCACTGCCGAGAAGAAGTACACGCGATACCACCACGGCTATCCGAAACAGGAGTGGCGGAAGCCGCCGTCCGCGAGGAACGAGGCACTGGACTGCCGCGTTTACGCTTACGCGGCGCTGCACGCGCTCTATGCAAGCGGCTTGAAGCTGACCGTCTACTGTGATCGCTTCGCGCAGATGGGGCGGTCGCGGCGCAAAGAGATGCAGTCGATTCCCCCAGCGGTGGTCGTGGCCCAGGCCGAGCAATCCGAACGAGCCGTCGAGGGACGAACGCCTGCGCCGTTTGAGCGCGCGGACGATTGGGTACCACGGCGTAACTGGTTTGGGAAAAGTTGACATGGCTCTGACGATTCAGCAGTTGCAAGCGAACCTGGACGCGGTCAACCAGGCGCTCGGGAATCCCACGTTGCAGGTGCGGTTCCCGGATGGGCGCCAGGTGACGTACCGCTCGGTGGACGATCTCCGAAAGGCGAAGGCCGAAATCGAAGAGGACATTCGACGGACCAGCGGGCAGACTGGGAGCCGCGTCACGCTCGCACAGCACCAGCGTGGAGACGGCCCGGCGGGGCCCACGTTCGACGACAGGTGGTGAGAATGACACGGCTGCCGGAACTCATCGACTCACTGGAGCGCTCGCCGCGGCAAGGCGCAGCCGTGGATGATCCCGAGGGCGCGCGGTGCGTGGTCATCAGTGAAACGGCGCTGAACCTGATCATCAAGGAACTTCGGAAGGGTCTCCCCGAAAGGCCGGGCGCAGAGTACTTCGACTCCGGTGTGCCTGAATGAATTTCCTCGACAGAGCCATCGGCGCGGTGGCGCCGCGGCTCGCGCTGCAACGCGTGCGGAACCGCGTGGCGCTCGAACTGACCCAGGACTACCTGGATCGGCACGCGCAGCGATTCCGCTACGAAGGCGCAACTGCAGGCCGCCGCGCGCACGGCTGGTACGCCGCTTCGACGGATGCCAACGTCGAGCTGATGGGGTCACTTACATGGCTCCGCAACCGGAGTCGCGACCTCATCCGAAACAACCCATATGCGGCGCGCGCGATTGAAGAGTTGGCCGGCAATGTGGTGGGAACGGGAATCGTGCCGAAGGCGAAAACCGGCAACGTCGCGATTGACAAGATTATCGACGCCGAGTGGCCGTTCTTCGCGGACGCCTGCGATACGCCGCAGCGCCTGGATTTTTATGGCATGCAGACTTTGGCCGTCCGCACGATGGCTGAGAGCGGTGAATCGCTCGTGCGATTTCGCCCGCGTCTTGCTGCTACTGGTTTGCGCGTTCCGCTTCAGCTTCAAATGTTGGAGGCTGACTTCCTGGACCAGGCTCGAACGATGGGGTTGGTCAACGGCCACGTGATGGAGGGCGTGCAGTTCGACGACCTCGGATGCCGCGTCGCCTACTGGCTGTTCACGTATCACCCGGGCGGCGTGCTGATCCTTAACCCGCGCGGCGGAATCATCAGCCAGCCGGTGCCAGCCGATCAGATCATGCACGTCTATCGCGTGCTCCGGCCCGGCCAGGTACGAGGCGTGCCGTGGCTCTCGCCCGTGATGATGGCGCTCCGGGACCTCGATGATTACTGCGACGCAGAACGGGTCCGCAAGAAAGTGGAGGCGTGCGTTACCGCTTTCGTGCAGCAACCGGAAGGCATTGACGGCGACCCGCTCGGCATTTCCGGCACTGACCCTGTCACCAAGGCTCCCGTGGAAACGTTCCAACCGGGTATGGTCGAGTACTTGAAGCCAGGCCAGGAGATCAAGTTCAACAATCCTCCGGCGGCGGGCGGCTACCGCGAATACAAGATGACCGAACTTCAGGGCATCATGGCCGGCATTGGCCTGCCCTACGAGCTCGGCACCGGCGATATGTCGCAGGTGAATTACTCCTCCTGGCGCGGCGGCATGTTGGGTTTTCGCAACACCGTTGAGGCTTATCGCTGGCTCACCCTGATCCCGCTGTTCTGCATGCCGGTGTGGCGGCGCTTCGTGGACACGCTGATCCTCCAAGGCAAGATTCCACAGAAGGCTCTCGATAATCCGAAGGTCGCCATCCATGCCGTGCAGTGGACCGCGCCGAAGTTTGAGAGCGTCGATCCGGTGAAGGACGCGGCCGCGGAACTGAAGATGATCCGGACCGGGACGCTCGACCTGTTCGAAGCGATCTCGCGCAACGGCTATGACCCGGAAGAACGGTTACAGAAGATCGCCGCCATCAACAAGGTGCTCGACAAGCTCGAAATCATTCTGGATTGCGACCCTCGCAACGTGACGGATCGCGGTCAGGAGCAGCCCGCCGCGAGCGACGAGCGCACGCCGAGTTCGAAGCCTACCGTTGCCGGGTCGAAACCCCCGGCTGTTTCGAATGCCGATGCCGAAACTATCGCTGAGTTGTTCTCGGGGTCCCCTGCTTCGCGGTCCTGGGATTCTCCCTCCAGAGTTTATCGTTCGTAGCTTACCGCCCACAGAAAAGAGGCTCCCATGAAAGCAAGTCAGACGCTTGAGTTTTTCGCAGCCTCGGACGCCAAACCTGTCGCCAGCACGGCGAACGAGAAGGACGGCACGATTGACGTCGTCTGGTATACCGGCGCGCAGGTTCCGAGGAAGGATCCCGATACGGGCGAGCCGTACATGCTCACGCTCGACATGGGGGGCGCACGCCTCGACCGGCTGAATGCGGGCGCGCCGATCTTCGACACCCACTTCACCGGTGACGATTACAAATCCGTGATCGCGGGAAAGGCCGGCACCAAGGCGCAAGTTGGCGTCGTACAGAAAGCCTGGTCGGATGGCCCGAACGGAATGGCGACGCTTCAGTTCGATCTGGGTGACGCGGACGGCGCGGAGTTGTTCCGCAAGGTGTCCAGCGGGATCGTGCAGAACCTCAGTTTCGGGGCATGGATCTACAGCCGCGAGAAAACCCAAGTCCAGGCCCAGACCGAAGGGATGCCTGAGGGCAAGCCGCCCTACAGCAACCCGAACGAGATCGGGACGTTCACGGCGACCGACTGGGAACCATTCGAGATCTCCGTGGTCCCGATTCCAGCCGATTTCAGTACGACGTTTTTGTCCGCCGAAACAGGCGGCGAGCAAGCAGCACGGGCAGCCAGCCCATCAAAGGAGAAACCTGCCATGGAGACCACTACGCAGGCGACGGGCGCAGAGGCCCGTGCAAACGAGCAGGAACTCGTCGCGGCGCGCGGCGAGGCGGTGAAACTGGAGCGGGAGCGCGTCGTCGAAATCGAGCATCGCGCTGTTCGCTTCAAATCCATTCTCGGAGATGACTTTGTACGTAAGGCCATCGCCGATGGCAAGACGCCAGACCAGTTCAGCGTCGATGCATTCGCGGCTCTGAGCTCCAAGGGGCAGCAGGGCGTGGGCGGTCGCGAGTTGCCGATTCGAAGTGAACTGAGTATCACCCGCGACGGCGGGGAGACGCGGCTGGCCGCAATGCAGTGCGCGATGTTGCTGCGCCATGATCCAAAGTTCTTCCTGGCGAAGCATCCAAAGACCGGGGACCTGCTGAGCGGATGCGGCCAGGAGGACCAGCGGCGCGCCGAGGAGATGGGGCGCGAGTACGTGGGTCTGTCGCTCATGGAGATGGCGCGCGAGTCCCTCGAAATCCGCGGCATCAACCACCGGGGGATGAATAAGAACCGGATCGCCGAGCTGGCGTTGCAGGCGCCGAGCCGCGGCGCGGAGTTCTTCGGGGGCGGTGCGGAATCGACCTCGGACTTCCCCGCGATCCTCGCGAACGTCGCCAACAAGACGCTACGCCAGGCTTACGAGGCTTACCCGCGCACCTTCCAGCCGTTCTGCCGCCAGGTGACCGCGCCCGACTTTAAGCCGATTAACCGTGTTCAATTGAGCGACGCGCCGGCCCTCCAGCAGTTGAATGAGAAGGGCGAATACCACCGGGCGAACCTGACTGACATGAACACCAACTACTCGCTGCAGACCTTCGGCGAGGTTGTGGCCATCACGCGCAAGGTGATCATCAACGACGACCTCCAGGCGATGACGCGCATCCCGGCGATTCTGGGTGTCGCCGCCGCACAGTTGGAGTCGAACACCGTCTGGACTGTCATCACGGCCAACGTGGTGATGACGCTGGACGGCAAAGCAATTTTCCACACCGCGCACAACAATCTTCTGAGCGGCGTCGCCAGCAGCATCGATCCCACTGTGAGCAACTCCGCTCCGCTGACGGCGCTTGCCAAGGCGCGCGTGCAGATGCGGCTCCAGAAGGCTCCGCAGGGTACGCCGCTCGACCTGGTGCCCCGCTTCATGGCGGTGCCCCCGTCGCTCGAAACTTACGCGCTCCAGTTGATCTACCCGATCAACATCGCCTCGTCGGATCAGACCAAGGTCGTGCCGGAATGGGTCCGGTCGCTGGTTCCGGTTGTTGAGCCGCGTCTCGACAACGCGACCGGCACCGCGACCAACTGGTTCCTGTTCACCGATCCGGCGCTGATCGACACTCTGGAATACTGCTACCTCGAAGGGCAGCAGGGTGTGTACATCGAAACCCGCCAGGGCTTCGAAGTGGACGGCGTCGAAATCAAGGCGCGCATGGACTTCGGCGCGGCGGCAATCGACTATCGCGGCCTGCAAAAGAGCGTGGGCGCGTAGAGAGCTCAACGGGAAAAAGGAGAACACACAATGCAGAACTATGTACATCGAGGGGAAACCCTCACTGTTACCGCGCCCTACACCGCCGTTACCGGCCAGGGCGTTCTTGCCGGAAACATCTTCGGCATCGCGGTATTCAACGGGGCTTTGGGCGCGTCTCTGGAGATTGTCACGTGGGGCGTCTTCGACCTCGCGAAGGATGCCAGCACGTTCAATCCCGGCGACAAGGTTTACTGGGACAACGTCAACTTCGTGGCCACATCTGCGCCACCCGCCTCGCCATCTACAACTCCCGGAAACCGCGAGATCGGCGTCGCGGACTTGCAGCAGGCCAACGGCGTCAACGCACCTGGCGGCCTGACTGCGGACCCGACCGTCCGCGTGCGATTGAATGTTTGCTCCATCGGCCTGGTGGGTTCGTCCGACCTGGACCCTGGGCTGTTACAGAAGATTACCGTGGTGCTTACGGCCGCGGAGATCGAGGCCATGAATGGCGCGCCGGTGAATATCATTCCGGCACCGCTTGCGGGCGAGGTCGTTGTACCCGACCAGTTCGTGATTCAAACGAAACCCGGTGGAACCAACTTCACCGGCGGCGGCGCGGTGACGTTCCAGTATCACGGCACCAGCATCAATCCGCATGCTGGCAACCTCGCGGCAGCTACCGTAAACAGCGGTACCGCGAGTGTCAACGTGCTGGCGCCTCCTTCGGCGGCTTACCAGCCGCCCGCAGCAACCGGCATCGATATCACGAACGGCACGGCTGCGTTCGCCACCGGCAACGGCACGATGATCGTGACCGCATACTACAGCGTCATCACGCTCGGGTAATGTCCGACTGGTCCACAATCGCTGCGGCGGCGAACGCCGTCATGCAGGCCACTTTCGGCGAGCCGGTCATGTATCAATCCGTGCAAGCCGGCGCGGCGGTAGGCGGTCCATTGACGATTACCGCAGTCCGCCACGCTCGCCTGCCCGCAGAATCCGGCGCACTGGCTAACTTCGAGGAGATCTCGGTCAACCCAACGGATTTCCAGAATCCGCCGGCAAAGGGCGATTGGGTGACTGCCTGGGGAACGCAGTACGTGGTGACGACGCTGCGCCAACCCGATGCATACGGCATGATCGCTTTGACACTTCTTCAGCGCTCGTGATCAATCCAAAAACAATCCTTGGCGAGTGGGTGACCGCGCTACAGTCCTGCCCGGACTTGGTGACTGCAATTGGCGGCGACGCCGATAACATCCACGCCTTTCTGGAAGGGCTGGCTACGGACAACAACCTGCGGCTGGCGATCTTGCAGATGCCGCCTGGCTCGATTCTGGTTGCCTGGAACGGCACGACGCCGCGGCGCCTCTCGGGCGGGGCGCTGCACTTC